GCAATGCTTAAAGGTTGCGATGGTATCGTGCTTAAATCTCGTCGTTGTTTTCCAATAATGAACTGGACAAAACAACAGATTTTATCATACGTTAAAATCAATAAAATTCCAATATCAGTTGAATCAAAATTTATTGGCTATTCTTTTAGTGCTTTACTTCCGGATGTCCTTCTTAAAATATATGAAAAATTCCCAGAAGATTATAATAAAATCCGTGAGCATTTCCCTTTTATTGATGCTATAATTCTAAGGGCAAGGATGTTATATGAAAAACATTGAACGATTTGAAATTATAAAGGTTAAACGCTCCCAGATTAAAGAAGCACCATATAACCCACGCACTTTATCAGAAGAAGAAGAAGAAAGGTTGCGCAATAGTATTAAGGAATACGGATTAGTTGAACCGCTTGTTTGGAATAAAAGAACTGGCAATCTTATTGGCGGACATCAACGTCTTAAAATTCTGGACGATTTAGGCAAGGGCAAAGACTACGATTTGACTGTTGCGGCTGTTGATGTTGATGAGTTAACCGAAAAGAAAATTAACATCGTTTTAAATAATACACTTGTCCAAGGCGATTGGGATATCGAAAAATTAAAAGATTTGGTTGTCGAGATAAAAGATGTTGAATCAATCGGATTTAACGATGAGGAAATAAAAGCCTTGTTGCCATTCCCTGAAATAAAAGAACTCTTTAAAGATGACCAAGAAAGCGAGGAAGATGATACAGACGAGACACCGCAGGATACAATGGACGGCGAAATGGACAAATTAGAGAAAACACAAAACAAATACCTTGAATGGCGCAAGAAGCAGGATAAAATAGACGATTCCGAATTTTACATTGTCCTTGTTTTTGAATTCAGAGAACAGGTTGATGAATTTCTAACAATATGCGGATACGATAAAGACAGTCGTTTCCATGATGGGCGTGAATTACTCAATAGATTAAAGAATCAATGAGTAATATCTTCGAAAAATTAAAAAAAAGTCCAGAACAAAGACTGACACTGACCGCATTAGCCGACGCTACTGGGATGGATCGGAAAACCATCAAAAAGCGTCTGATTGATGCGGGCTTATACCCACCTGATTTATATCCAAAAGAGCAAGTAATAGAAGCAATCAAACCTGCGGTTGACGAGTATGCCAGCATTGAAAAGAAGTTAAAAGCGAAAATCCTTTTTGAAAACTGGCGGAAATTAAAAAGACTGAACGATGTTGAAGAAGAAAAACTGATTGAACTTGTCGAAGTCCAGAAATATGTTAATGAATTTGCAAGTAGACTTAAAACATTGTTGCAGAATAAATTAATTAATGAATATCCAGCAGCGGTTGCTGGTTTGAACATTGCAGAAGCAAGAGAATTTGGCAGAATTCTTTACGAAGAAATCTTTGATGAAATCCAAAGATGGACAGAAAAGACAAATATTGAGGGAAATAATACAGCAAGCATTCCTGATACGCAAACGCCAAAAGATTTATGACTGGGCGAAAGAAAATATCAGGATGCCTGCTGTTATTACGAAGGGCGAAATTTTTGATGTCAACATATCACGGCATTTTATTGAGATTTTCGATGCTATTGCTGATGAGAAAATCCGAGAAGTCAACATTTTAGCGCCACCACGCTCTGGGAAAACTCTGATTGCTGATATCACAGTCCCCTGGGCGATAGAATTTGACAATGCTGCTATTCTTTATGTGATGCAAACGGATGAGATGGCAGCAAGCCATGCAGAATTACGTATAATGCCAATTCTTTTTTCAAGTCCTTACATTAAATCTATCCTGCCAAGTGACAAATATAAAATACGGACAACAGAAGTTGTCTTTTCTAGCGGGCTACCATTAATAATCACCGGACCGTCAATATCCAAATTACAGACTCGCTCATTTAAATACGTTATTATTGATGAAGCATGGGTTATAGCCGATAAATACCCTGGTAGGATAGAAGAGGCTAAAACAAGGTTAGGCGATTATATACGTGAACAATCTTCAAAATTGATAGTTTTAAGCCAAGCAGGAAACGATGGCGACGATTGGCATAGACAATATAATTCTGGCGCAATTAGAGAATGGCAGGTTAAATGTATTGGTTGCGGTAAATATTTTTATCCTGTTTTTAATGGGACACGTGAAGATGGCAGCAGATTTGGACTTGTTTGGGAACATTTAAAGAATGAATATGGCAAGGTTAATTATCAAAGGGCGTTGGAGACAATAAGATATGTTTGTCCACTTTGCGGTTATGAACATGTAAACGAAAGCAAAACAAAGAGTTACTGGAATTTAAACGGTAAATATGAATTTAAAAATCCGATTGATTATAAACCTATAAGATTGTCTTTCCATTGGAATAATTTAATTGATTATCCGTGGTCAGAAATAGTCCGAGAATGGCTTTGGGCGATTGAAGCACGTGACGAAGGCAATGAAATGCCTGTAATACAGTTTATCCAGAAGAGATTAGCCGAATTCCCACAGCATGTTGATGTTGAATATTCGCATATCCCGACATTCGATAAAGAAATAAATAAGAAATACAGATTCTTAACCGTTGACGTCCAAAGGGATGAATATTGGTTAATGGTTGCAGACTGGTCAGAAACTTCTGAAATGCGTATTCTGTTTGCTGATAGAGTCCATACTTGGCAAGCAATTGATGAGATTCAAAAAAAATACGAGATTGAACCGCAATATGTATTTGTAGACTGCGGTTATAATCAGGCAGAAGTCGCTGCACAATGCGCATTGCATGGCAAGGTTGTCAATGATAAATTTTATTGCTGGTTTGCATTAAAAGGCTCATCCGCAGAAAATTTCCCAGTTAGATATCAAATGGCAACGATTATGTTGCCTTATACTTATCCGCCTAAAAAACTTGACCCATTGTTTGGTTTAAGATTAGACGACCCAAGACGTGAAAGGTTACGAGGAATTTTTGTCCCATTAATTATTTGGTCAAATCCAACAATAAAAGATATCGCTGCTAAACGCCGCCAAATGATGGAAAATGGTGACAAAGTTTTTGTTTCACCAGATATATCCGAATATTTTAAAACTCATATGTATAGCGAACATAAAAAACAATTAATACGTAAAGATGGAAAAAATGTTTGGCAATGGACAAGGATAAGTAATAGACCTAACCATCTTTGGGACTGTTTTTGCATGCAAATTGTCGCAGCATGTCTTGCAAGATTAATTAAAGTTATACCAGACGAAGAGAAATTTTGTATTTGAAATTCTAATATGGTATATTAGATTAAATTATGGATTTATTTGTTGGAAAATCTAACGATTGGTTGTTAGAACAATTGAGTATAGCGCAGGATGATTACGCACAAGGGAAGACTTTATCATCATATTCAAGTGGTGATTCTAGTGGTTCTGAATTTGTTGTTATGAGTCCAAGACAAAGAATCCATCAAATATTGATTGCTTTAAAGGATAGGGGTATAACACAAATCAATGGACAAGAAATTGGCACAATACCAGCAGATAAAACAAGACCAAGATTTGTATGACCCAACCGTACAAAATACTATCGCCTAATGGCAATAGATTGGCTGTTGAAGAATTAAGATTAACCAACAAGGCCTACGGTATAGGATATTACGCAACGCCACTTTCAACAGCACAATCTCAATATTATCGTCCCCGGTTTTATGTATCAGGTAAAATCGAGGACATGTCGACCCCATTCCGATGGGAATATGTTTCTTTATCCATTCAATTTTTCTGTCAATTAGGTAATGTTGCTTCTGCTATTCAACAGAAGGCAACTTATGCAGTCGGTGATGCATGGCGTCCTCATTTCACAGGTTCAAATAGAAAATGGGGCGAGATTGCCGAGAATTGGCTTTTAAATCAATGGTATTTAACTTGTGATGGACGTGGTGAAATATTCGATTTTACGACGAATCTTTGGATAGACAGCATTGCACTGGACGTTGTAGGTGATTCTTTAATGATACTTTATAAGACTGATGATGGATATCCACAAATTAAGATTTTACCGGGTGTATTTATAACAAACAACAATGAAAAAGAAATAAAACAGGGATTATTTAAGGGGAAAAGACTTGTTAATGGCTGCGTTTTAAACGACGAAAACAGAGTCATCGGTTATCAATTGCAGGGCATAGACGAAGGCTTTTACTATTATGTATCAACATTTGATTGTCAATTACTTTATGAACCGGTTTGGCATAATCAATACAGAGGTGTCCCAAAATTAGCAACAGCAATATTGGATTGGGCAGATTTGCAAGATGTTGATCAATATTTAAAACGGGCGCTTAAACTTGACTCGTCTATCGGTTTAATTAAAAAGACAGAAACCGGACCGAATTTTACGGAGGATATTTTTGGGCAACCAATTTCTACCCCATCAAGCGTTGCGATGGAATATCTTTCTGGTGGTGAGATATATTATTTAAACCCGAGATTAGGTGAGACACTAGAACCTTTTACATCTAATAGACCACATCCTAATCAGAGCGATTTTATTTATCGAATTGAGCGGAGGGCAATTTTGGCATTGGACTGGTTTCCAGATTTGCTTGACCCTTCAAGAATAGGTGGCGCTTCTACAAGATTAATCCAAGACCAAGCAAGGGCGGTTATTAAAAGACGACAAAAAACATTAAGAAAAAGAGCATTGCGGGCTGTACGTTACGCAATAGCCGTTGCAATTAAAAACGGGTTATTACCGCAAAACGATGAAGATTGGTATATGTGGGATTTTGATATGCCAGCACTATTAACTGTTGATGCTGGCTATGATGCGGAAGCAGACTTGAATGCATTAAGATTAGGACTGACAACAGAAGCCGCAATAAATGCTAAATATGGTAAAAACTGGATAGATACAAGGAATCAGAGAAAAGTCGAAATAGAAAAAGTTATATCGGACGCAAAAGAAATTGCTGATAAACATGGTATTAGTCCAGAAACAGCCTTGCAATTATTGGAGAATTTAAACATACCTATTCAAATGGAACAAACACAACAGGAGGAAACGCAAAATGATAAAAACATGGTCAATTCCGAAAGACAAGTTGGATGAGTTTCTTGCCAGCATTGATAACGTTTTATCTGGCGAAGAACTTACCAACTATACTTTATACGATGATGATGAGGATGAGGATGACGACGATGATGACGTTATTAAATATGGTAATACTGCCATAGTTAGATTGTCAGGGGTTTTGATGTGTGATCCTAATATTATCGAGAGTTTAGCAGGTGCTGTTGATGTTTCAAATTTACGGCAGGTTATCAAGGAATTAAAAGAAGACAGCAACATTGAAAACGTTATTTTCCATGTTAATTCTTACGGTGGAGAAGTTACAGGTATACCAGAATTAGCAAAACTTATAAGAGAAATTAGCAATGTTAAAAATGTTATAGGTTATACGGATAGAGCGGCAACAAGTGCTGCATATTGGTTGTTAAGTCAAATGCCAGCGGTTTATGCAAGCGAAACTGCATCCGTTGGTGGGGTAGGGGTTTATACGTTAGTTCAGGATTTAACGCAGCATCTTGCAAAAGAAGGAATTAAAATTATACCTTTTTATCGTGGTAAATACAAACTTATGGGCGCACCATTCAAAGAATTGTCCGATGAGGAAAAACAAATGATTCAAAAACTTGTGGATGCTGATTATGAGGCATTTAAAACCGCTGTTAAAGATATTAGAGATATAAAAGATGAAGACCTTGAAGGACAGGTTTATCGTGGGCAAGAAGCATTGGGAAAAGGGTTCATTGATGGGTTTATGGACGATATCCGTGAAGTCATTGACAAAGTTATTTGACAAGATAAGGTTATTAGATAAATTAATAATAGATATGAAGATATTTAATATTATTAAAGCCAATCAAAGAATTGAAGAACTGGAAAAGCAATTGGCGGATATACAAACTGACGCCAATGAGAATATTAAGGCGTTTGAACAAAAAATCGAAGAATTAAATGCTAAAATATCCGAATTAAATGCCTTAATTAAGGGAAAGGACAAAAAAATTGCTGAACTTGAAAAGAAAGCCGTCCAAATAGTTGCAGAGGCGGGTGTACCTGAAAAAATCGCAGCAGAAGTAGTAAAGGTATCTGAAATTAATTCTTTTTCAGATAAAAGGATGGAGTTAATGATTAAATCGCAACAGATTATATCCCCAACAGAGAGGACAAGGTTTTTAATGGAAAATAAACAATATTTTGGAATTGACAAATAACAAACTTAACCAACAGGAGAGGAAACTATGGCAAATACAATAGCAGGTGTAAGTCTACAGGATGTAGCGGTAACAACGCTTCCTCATTTAAGATATGCATTGTTGCCAATCAAGGCATTATTTACGGATATATCAGACGAGATTGCCGCTGGGGCGTCTTCAGTTGTAACAAGGATACCAACCTTGCCGACTGCTGTTGATGTATCGGGTGGTTATACCGCAAGTGACATTAGCATGACCCCAGTAACGGTAACCCTTAATAATATGTATGGATTCCCATACGGGTTTACCGATTATGAACGTAGCCGGTCAGCAGTTGATTTAAACCAAATGTTTATTGAGCCTGCTGTTAATGCTCTTGGGGCAAAGATTTTAAGCGATATTGTTGCTGTGATTAATGGGGGTGGAAACTTCACTCTAACTGTATCCAGCAGTGCTGCTAATTTTAGCCGTACTACTTTAGTCGACATCGCCGCAACAATGACGACAAACAAATTCCCTACCGAAAACAGGGCGGTATTCCTTGCACCAGCATACAAGGCAAGCCTAGTTAAAACATTGTTTGCTGCTGAGTGGCCTGGGCAGTTTGCAGAAAAGGCAGAAGGGCTTGTCCCAAGAACTACTGGATTTGATATTTATGAGACAAACGTTATTGCACCTTCCACTGCTGGCGATTTGGCTGGATTTGCATTCCATAAATCAGCAATTGTGTTTGCAAGCCGCAGAATTGCAGAACCAATTAATGTCCCGAATATAGTCGAAGTTTTGGATGTGACTGTCCCAGATCTTAATATACCAGTCCAATTCAGGCGTTGGTATGATGCGACAGCAGGTAAACTAATGTATTCTGTGGCATTGCTATATGGCGTAGCCAAAGGCGCAGGATATGGCGTAAAGATTTTGTATTCTACTACATAATGTTTAACAGGTTAACCGCAAGATTGGAGCAGTGCCGCAAAGCGTCGGAGCAGTTGTTAGGGAATGAAACGTGTATAATTGATGGAATTGAATACAGAACAACTGCTTCGACGCTATCCGATAGTGCATTTGTAGATTTTGGCGGACAATGGCCATCGGTTAAATTCTCTTTAAAATTCAGACGATCAGAATTAGAAAATCCACCACCGATTGATAGCCTTATAGAATTCCGTAATCAAGTTTACAAGTTAATAAATATTAGGTTTGCACCTGATAATCAAGCATTTACGCTGGACATAGCACAATTGTGAATCTTTATTGTGAAATACCAAAAGATGAATTAAAAAAATTTGAACGGGCAATACAAAAATACGTTGAAACCCGTAGAAAAGATATTGCACAGGTTTTAAATCAGAGAGCATACAATGCATTAGGTAGGGCTTTTGCTTATTTGCCACCTGCGGATTTAAGAACGAGACAAAGAGAGGTAGAAAAATATTTAATGCAGATTGTTAATGAACGGGGTGCACCGTTGGCAGCCATTATCATTAACAAAAGACTAAAAGCGGGCAATATGCCTAAAAAATATCTAAAAGAATCCGCAAGAGACCAGCCAGACCCATTAAAACGCAAATATTTACCAGTCGGGAATAAAGGTTTATATGGGTGGGCAATGGAAAAGGCTATCCGCTCTTTTGTGTATTATTCCCAACTTTACATTGGGACTTTAAAGGCTGCTTTTTTAGCAATGAGAAGGCAATTATATCATATTGTTAAATTCAAAAAATGGTTTTCTTCTACTGCCGGTTATGTAGTATTTTCATGGACAAAAAGAGAATCCAAAGTAATACCTGCTAATTCTTATGCGCCAAATTACAATGTTGAATTTAAATGGTCGCATTATCTTTTCCCAGCGACAGAAGGGCGTTCAATAAATTATATTGAAAATGCTTGGACAAGAGCAATCCAAGAAGAAACGCAGGAAATTTATAGGCATTTAGAAGAAGTGCTAAAAAAATGAATCTATTAAGCAAAATTGAAGAATGTTTTTATAGGTTGTTTAAAAATTCATCAATTCCTGTTGATGTTGTCGTTGGGCTGGATGAAGAAGAAGTCAAACCACCTGTTCTATTGATTAATTGCCGTGGCTCAAATGAAATAATCTACAATTCAGGCATTTATGAGGTTAGCATCGAATTCAGTTTATATACACCTTATGACGGGACTCGAATGAGTTTGGATAAACACAGGGACATTGCAGACTTTGTTTATCAATTAATTTCAGATGACTTTGTGATTACACAATTGAATG